TCTATACCAGAATTAAATGGTTCGGAAAAACTAAAATAGCTTTCCATTTAAATTCCTTTAACCTTTTTAATTATATTAAAATAATTAAATAACATATTATTGCTCCGTCAATGTCATAGAGACATCGTAATAAGAACACTGAGTTGCGAAATCTCTTCTTAACAACTTTTCTTCATATGAATCAATAAAACAATATATTGGCTCATAAAGACCGTCTGGTTCTGTTTGTATAGTTACTAAAACACTAGAAGTTGTGTTAGCCAAATTACTTAAAAAGATCTGACCCTTTCTTGAATCTACAGTTTTTGTTTCCAAACTTGGCAAATATGACCAGTTCAAAGTAAAAGATTTTTTGTTATTGCGATAAAATCTTCTACGGTTTCCATTGGACAATTCAATATCACTGACGCTCAATTGCTCAGCAATCACCAATTTGCGATTATGTTCTGTTATTTCATTCCCATTAAAAGTTACAATGTGTTGTATTGACATTATTTACCACCATTTAAACCTGTATAAGTTGAGATAACTCTGTTTTCAAGGCCGGCAGATTTTTGTTTTGCTGGTAAAATTTTTGTATTATATTGAGACATCATGCTCTTAAACCATTCAGGCTCGCCAATGAAATTGTCAACATATATGTTTACATTGCTTGTTGAAGAAGACACCGAGCCTGTTGGGTAATTTGAAATTTGAGGTTTAGGTGTGTTATAGCTTACATTTGGTGCTGCAAATCTCATTGCATTCATTGCCTCAAGTTGAGGGACTCCTATTTTTGCAACAGATTTAGCATTAAGAACATATTCGCCACCATGCAACATTGCAGGTATTCCTTGTTCAAGCAACCCAGAAACATAACCGCCATCTTTATACCCAGGGTAATATTTTTTCATTTGCTCAAGAAGATTTTTAATTACCAAATCTTTTCTTCTTGGATCAAAACCTTTAGGGTTAGAGCCAGTGCCAACATATTCGCCTCCAAGTTGCGGCATACTTAACCATGTGTTAGCAATTTTATTAACAGCCTGTTTTGTGCTCATTTTGCCAGTCATAAAGTCTTTCAAACCAAGAGAAACTGGAGATTTCTCCATAAGCATTGCTATTTGAATTGCTTCTTGAGCCTCGGCATTATACAAATCCGAACCTTTAAGATTTGCTAACAATGCTCTTTGAAGCAAATATTTTGGCATATTTTGATATTTGCCAACTGCTCGTTGATTTGATTTTGCAATAACTTCATCAATAGTCATTGATGTCATTCCGGGCATCATCATGTCTTTTCCGCCATACCAAGCGCTATAGGGGTCTTTTACATTTAATGATTCACCAGTAGCAATAAATTCAGACAATTGACGAATATTTTTTACATATTCTTGATATTTTTGAGCTTCACTATTTGCAGATGGAATTGATTGGGCATACGCTTTTTTATTGCCCATAAATAACGCAGCTAAAGCACCACCAGCTCCAGCCAAAATTAATGAAAAAAGCGACATTATACCTTTATTTTCGTATACTTTATCAACATAACTTTTACGATTATCAGTAAGAAGTCTGGCAATAGAGTTAGGACTCATTTCGGTTAATTGTTCAAGATTTAATAAAAATTTGCTATTATCTTCCGCAAATGTCCTTTCAAATTGTTGAACCAAATGATTAGAATGCAACCCAGTACCAACATTTAGATACCGACCTAACAATCTCATAACAGCATCTTGTTGCTCTGTTGTGTAATGTGTCCCACTAGCCCACTGTTTTCCACCCATGCGCTCAATAGCATCACTAACCGCCTGTGCTTTTGCAAATTTCAACATTTTTTCTTCTGCTGTACTTCTTGCATCAGATACAAACGAGCCACTCTGAACATTGCGCATAACATAATCAGGTGATGGTCCTAACCAATCTGATGGTCTAACTATTTCAAATGACCCCTTGGGAATTCTTAGCCCTTCAAGATTTCTAGGCGTAAAATAACTATCTACTGCATAAGCTATATCAAAAGCTTCTGGGTTTGCATCAAACACAGCTTTCATGTTTGCGACAAGGATTTCCCCAGCTTGTTGTTGACGCATCATATGTCCATCAACAAAAGAATTAATACCAAAGTGAATACTATTCCTGTATATTTCTTGCAAAGAAGTTTTCATTTCTAAATCTTTTTTAATCTGAGGTAGATTCAAATAATCTTCAAGACTCAACGGATCCAGATGAGGCCTATTAGTGTTCCATTCAGTAAAATACTCCATAATTTCACTCATTGACCTTTCTCTACCGTGTTGGAATATTCTTGGATTAAAAGCATCTCCTGTTGGTTTTAAGAACAGATCACCATCTTTCCCCAATGTGAATGGGTAATTACTTGGTCTTTCATGAACAAGAGTTAGCATCCTCATCACTTCATCTGTTTTTCCCGCAGAAAGTAATTCATGAAATTCACTTGCTTTTGGCAATGAAGCATATGAATTATATGTTAAAACATTTTGTAACAATTTATCAATACCATATTCTGATCCTTCGCTAACAATCCCGTTTATTTGTTTTCTTGTGGTTTCTAATGCCAGTCTAGATTTTTTAGCTAATATATTAAACATAGCCATTGCTGTTAAATCACCACGAGAACCTGCATAAAGTAGAGCGTCTATTTGCGATGGAGATGTGAATGTACGACCTAATGCGCTTAAACCAGTTTTATAATCAGTTTGCAAATTACTTAATATAGAATGATAATCCAGAGCGGTTTGTCGCCCTTTTACGCTATCAAACGCCAATCCACTTAATGAATAAGGATTTGATGGAACATTTTTAATAACTTTATCCATCGGATTAAACTTCATATTGTCAATAAAAGTTAAAGGATTTTCGTATAAGAATGGATTCATTCTGCCAAAAATATGCATAATGCTATTAATGTCAAAACCAGGATAAGATTGAGCTACGCCATCAATAAATGATTGACTTATTGTTTTTGGTGTTAAATTTAAAGACCCAGGTTGAAATGGTGTATATGGCACCAAAGCACCGCCGCCACTACCTGGCCCAATCTGTAGCGGAGCGCGGCTCATTTGCTCTTGTATTTTCATAGCCAATATGTTTTGAATATTTGGATTAGTCACACCTTCTGAACCAAACATTTTAAGAAACTTAAGTGGTTGATTTCTCATTGGCAATAGGAGTTCTGGAAATTCTAACAACGCCCAATCTTTTTCTGGTCCGATAATCCCGCGAGATCTAGCAAAATCTATAACTTTTTCACTGTCTCCTTCCCCCATATACAATTTATGATTTAACATAAAATCTGTTTTAATCCAAGCCGCAATTCTGCTCATTTGTTGTTCAAAATTATAAACTTCATCTGATGGAGGAACTGTTCTTGGATCAAAAAATCTATCTTGTTGGAAGACGGATTTGAATGTGCCCGTGACGGATTCAATTGCTTCTGAAATTCCTCTAGATGCAGTGCCTGTATAATTATTCCCTAAACCCAAAATTTCATCTATCATTTGATTAATTTTATAAAGCTCTTCTGGGCTTTCTATTAATTTAGGTATCATTCCTCTAATTTGCAATTCTGATTTTGTCAAATCTCTTCGGACTTGAATTGGCAATTTTTTAGTTGAACCACTTGCAATATGATCTAATTCATCAAAAAGTTCAAGAACTAATTTGTCTTCTTTCCCGCCAAATCCTGCAAAAGCTTCTTTCATGTTTGGGTACGCTTTTGGGTCAAGAACATCTTTTTTAGGTAATGGTTTGGTAATCGGTAATTGTGGAACAATTGCCAAGTCAGAAGACTTTGGTATTATGTCAATAATATTATCTGGATTTAATACGCTAGGATCAAATGGCTTGTTTACAGGTTTTTTGAAAATATTCAACAATGGTTTAGCAATCTTACTTTCAAGATAAGCGCCAGCACCAGGGAATTTACTCTTTAATGTTTCTTTCGCAAAATTTCCAATTGGTTTTGCTATAAATTTACCAAGACCAACAGCAGCAAGATCAGCAACTCCGCTAAACAATCCATGCTTAACAATGTTTCCTACATTAATACTCTCACGAGTCTTAGATACAAACTTACCAAAAAATTGTTCAATGGTTTCACCAACAGCACCACCAGCAGCTGCACCACCAGCACCACCAGCAACAGTTCCCAATGGCCCACCTGCGGCGGTACCACCAATGGCTCCGAGTATTCCCCCCACCATTGCCAAAGAATTTTTTGGCCTCAATGTCTCCTTAAGGAATCCTTTAGCATAGCCCATAGGGTTGTCTTGCATTCTTTCAAGCAAAGATCTTTGATCTTTTCTCGGACCAGCAGCACCTGGAGAGGCAGACGATGCAGACCTCGTTTGCGCTCTCTGCGCATCCATTGCTATTCTTTCTGCTCTATCAGCTGTTCCAATAAATCCACCTTTTACATATTTAGGAACCATTCCGCCCAAAGCAAACGCTGGCAATTTCCCACCATGCCTTAAATTATTAATAGCTTCAAGATTTGATTTCCCATATCTCTCAACAGCCTTGTGGTTTATTATGTACTCTCCGCCATGCAACAAAGCCGGAACACCAATATTAGAAGGCTTTTCTATATATGAACCAAGGTTGTAATTAGCCATTCCGCCCATACTGTATTTCTTGGCATACCCACCAAAATATCTCTTAAGCAGTGGCTGAGATGCTCCGCTTGCGCTACCAGTAGTAGTTGTTCCAAATCCTAATTTCAAATAGCTTTTAACATATCCTTGCTCACTAACAGTCAAACCAGAATTTGGCAAAGCTGCAAGCATACCGTCATAATTAAGTGGATAATTTGTACCTATCCAAGCAACAGCTCTAGCCACAGAAACTTGTTTAGTACTAAAGGCTTCAGAATTTGATGGGATTTTTGCCTGATTCATGATTACTTCTATTGTTTTCTTTTGCCATTCTTCAGACAAAACAGGAGCCGGTGTAGCGGAAGCTTCTCCAACCGATTCCAACGCAGATTTCATTCTTTCTGTTTGTGCAACAACTTTTTGAACTATTGGTTCTAATAAATCAATAAAGTCTTTAAATGATTGCATTATTTTATCAAACTGAAGCGTTCTGTTTAATTCTGTTTGTATTGCCGTAAATGCGGCCTTACCAGCTTTCTGCCAAGCTTCAGCAACATTCAAAGCATCACCAGGAGTGAACAATCTCTTAGTAACTTTTTCAACTTCAGCAAAAGCTTCATTTACATATTTTGCATATAAAGTGGAATCAAAAGCAGCAGCAAAAGCATCGCTAGAACCATTTGCAAGTTTCCAAGCAGCACCAAGCATTGAGGCTGGGTTATTGACATCGGCTTCAAGACCAAATTTTGTTTTAGCTTTATTTACCAAATCATCAATTGAAGCAACTGCTGATGTGCCAATTGAAGCAAACAATGGAATACTCTTGTCTCTAACGGAAGATATTGAATCAGGCAATGAAAGCATAGATTTTGTAAAAGATTCAGCCATCTCAACACTTGTCTTATCAGTTTGCTCAGTAATAGCCGACATTAGGGTTTGGAACTCTTCTTGAGTTGCAAATCCCTTTTCTTTGATTGTCTCAATCAATTCAGAATAATTTTCAACCAAAACATCAAATCTTATTTCTTGCAGTTCTCTTTCTTTCTTAATAGCAGCTTTTACAATTTCTCTTTGTTCCGCAGCAAGCCTCTTATTTTCACTTAAATCCAGATCGCTTAAATCCTTAGTGTGCTCATCTGAAGCATTAATTTCTTGTTGATCAAGTCTACGAACATCCTCAATTCTCCCTTCATAAACCGCTAGTCTTCTTTCTCTTCTATAATTTTCTGAATCTTGTTCACGATTTTTAATTTTTTCTCTACGATTGAGCTCGTATTCCATTTTATCCGTCAAACTAGCTTCGGCTTCTTCCATGGCATCAAGAGCAGATATTTGGTCATCAAATGCCTTAAGATAAATATCCTTATTTTTGTCAATTGCAGACTTGTATTTGTCAATTACTTTATCAACTTTAGAATCAAGATTGCCAAACAATTTATCAACAAATTGTTGTTTAACATCTTGCATTTTTTCTTTAATACCTTGAGCAATTTTTGAACCCAAAGATTCACCACCGGCAGTAGCAACATCACCAGCTTTAGCAGTAACATATTTGATAGCATCAGCCAAAGAATCTTTACTACTTTTAACAGTTGCAACCAGAGGTTTATTAATATCAAAACCTGTTAAATCATTATAAACACCGGCTATTTTTCCTTTAAGACCTCCAAGCCCATTAGAGATAGCTTGTAAACCTTTTCCTGTTCCAGAAGTTATTACTTCTGCAATATCGCCAACAGCGTCAATCACCCCTTGTTTTTCTTTAGAAATTGGGTCTGAAGGTTTTTGACCTGGAGGATATTTCTTACTTTCTCCTAAATCGGGCAAAGAGAATTTATTTTGTAAACTCAATAAACCGTCTGGGCCGAATACTTGTAATACTTGTCCACCTGGTATCGCGTTAACAAGACTGGACCTAATCCTGCCAGAAAGAGCTTCGCCCATTTTTTGAGCAGTATCTATGGTTGTTTCAAGCAACCATTTAAAGAAAATAATAAAAGCATTCATTAATCCTTCAATTAATGGAGCAATTATAAGGGAAAGACCTTCAAACCCTTTAGCTAAAGAAGAGAATATTACTTGAGCTATAGAGACAACTTCATAAAGCAAAGAAATTAAAAATGCTTTAAATTTTCGCCCAGCCTCTTGTTTATCTCCACCAAACAAAGACTTAATAGCACCACCGAGCAATATGAACCTGTTAACAAGTCTTACAGTTATTTCACCAAGACCTTGCATCATTTGCTGAGCACTTACGCTACTTGCAAAATTTTTAAACCTTTCAGTTGCATTTTTAATAGCTTTAGAAAACAAATAGAATACAGAAGCAACTCTTTCCCCGTCAGTACCTAAACCAACCACCTTATCTTGAACTCCAGCAAAACCTAAAAATAAAGTAATCAAAGGTTGAGCTAGAGCAAAGAGCGCATCTTTAATATTTTTTAAAGCATCTTTTAAGTTTTGGAAAGCAGGACCATTGCGCCCAACAGCGTCTTTCATTTTGCCGAGTAAACCAACAATAAGAATAACGATTGGAGCAATAAGCAGGAATGAGAAGGCAAATTTTGTTACCATAGAAATGACACTTATAAAGATGCTGCCAATCTTAGATATACCTCCCTTAAGTATGTCGCCAACAGGAAGTATTGAATTTGCATAAGTAGCAGATCTTCTTATCGCCCCTGGTGCTGTTTTCCCTAATAACCTATATCTGTTCCTCAATTCATCAACAGCAGCAACCGCTCTAGAATGACTATTCGGAATATCTTTTACATAATTATTAATTGATTTAAACCCAGAAATTAAAGATGGCCCAAATCCAACTGTAGATAATTTAAAGTATCTAGATGCAGCTTTAGATTTAAATATGTCATCTAAACCTCTAACCGATGGCAAAAATCTTCTTCTAAGAATCTGATCTCCCTCTTCCAAAGATATTTTTATTCTTTCAGCACCTTTCCCTGCTTTTACAAAACCTTCAATAAATCCTTGTTGATTAAAAGTAGGAGTAAGGCCCTTGCCTAAAGCTCTTGCTTTAACTTTGCCTCCGCCGAAAGATTCAAAATCGGTTTCAGACATTCCAGCAAATACTCTTTCTCCTCTTTGCCCAAACACAGTTCTTAAACCCCTAGCCCCGCGAACTCCAGTCATTTCTTTGTTTACAAGGTCAAGATATCCCTTTTTGGAAAGACCCATAGGGGAACCCATGTCCCCAATACTAAATGGGCTCATGGCTATTTTTTTACCAACCCCCAGCAAAGAACTGCCAAAAGCCAAACTTTTTGCTTTTATCAAAGAAGCAGCTGATCCAGCAAGAGCAGCTGTTAGCAATTTACCCTTGGAAGCTATACCAACAGCAACAGTTGACAATGATGAAGTTATAGCTTTACCTTTTGCAGGAATATTGGCAGCAAAATTAGAAAAGGCAGAAGTGATTGTTTTTGTTTTTGCAGAAATCTTTTCAGGAATTCCTGACAAAGATTGTTTTATTGATTGCTTTATTGTTTTTTTCTCAGCAAAAGTTCCAAGAGGGTCAATAATTTGATCAAGATTTTCTTGACGAATTTGATCAGCAAAATATTGCATATCATCCATTATTTCAGCAATCTTGCTTGGTCCGAACATCCTAACAACAGGAATGCGGTTAGAAATAGTCAAAGGAGGAATAACTGTTTTAGATGCAGCAACTTCAGAAGCAACTTGGGCAGTAGTAACTTGAGCCGACAAAGCCGCTTTTTTAGCCGCCCTTGCAGCCCTTTGTTTAGCATTCCTAGCAAGCCTCTTTTCTTCTTTTATAGCGGCTTCAGCAGCAGCTTTATCTGCAGCCAACTGAGCTGCAGACGCTTCATCTGCAGCAATATTAGCCGCATCAATTTTTGCAGCGGCATCTTTTATTTTCTTAGCTTTTCTAACAGATTTAACTTTTTCTTTTTTAGCATCTTCAGTAGAAACTGTTGGGTCTAATTGTGAACCATCAAGAGGTAACATGGTTACTGGGTCAAGCGGAATTGAAGCTTGACGCTTAGCAGCTCTCTTTCTAGGAGTTTTTGGCTTATTGGCTCCAGGAACCTGAGCCGCTGTTGATCTAGCAACCGAGGCAGCTGCTGCTTCAACAATATCTTTACCCTCTTCTATATCTTTTATAGAAGTATTCAATACGCTTGCAAGAACTCCTTCAGTCATAGCTCTGCTTGCTGTAGCAGTGCCTGTACGAAGTGTTTTCATAGTTTTATCAATTGTTGATTTCCAACCTTTTGCCCATGATTGTCTTTGATCTCCAGATGTTCGTGGGTCTAAGAAAGTTTTTTTATTTGCAAAACCTTTTTCTAAATCATTAACTAAATTTTTTCCAACATCGTCTATACTTTTAAGAACATCATCAGAAATTTGAGCAATTGGCATTGCTAATAAATTTGGAAGCGTTTTTGCGTATACAGGGTTTTGTGCCAACGATACAATTTTGGCTCTCATTCTAGAAGTAATGTCTTGAGCTTTTGCAACAGGCAGTTTAAATTTACCTTGAGCACTAGTTAATGTATCCTCAATAGCTTGAATTTGTTGGTTTATTAAATCACCAAAAGTTTGAGGGTTGAAAGCTGCACTTAATGATTTAGGTAATTTTTTAGATATATCTTCAACCGCTTTTTTTGCACCCCTAACCCCACGAGGACCTCTGGTTCTTTTTGGTTTGACAACTGCTGGTTGATTAATTTCTTCAAGAATTCTCTTAGCGTCAGCCGCAATTCTAAGATCCTCTTTTTCTGCTGCAGCAATGCGTGCGGCTGAAATTTTTGCATTAGTGGCAGATTGCTTGGCAGATTGCTTTCCTATTTTTGGAGCCGCCACATCCTTATCAGGATCAGCATCTAATACATCCGAATAAACTTCTGGGCCAGTAACTGGAACCCCAATTTCTTTTTGATAATCTTGTAATAATGTTGTTGATGTAATTGTACTTAATTTTGCTGAAAGCCTTTTAGATTCTTGTTCAATTAAAGACATAGCCTCTACATCTGGTATTCCAAGAAGATAGTCAAGTTCTTTTTTGCTAAAAAGACTTTTTTTCAAAACAAGTTTGCCTTCTTTTGTTTTTCGCGTAACAGATCTAGCCCATTTTCTTATAATACCATCATCTCTTTTTGTAAGAGCTTCATCACTAATTAACATAGGTTCAGACATTACGGCTGCCTGACTAGTTAATTCACGAACATCTACACCGGCTCTTTGCAAAGCTAAAGACAATAATTCTTTAACTCTTGCTCTAGGTCTTCCAATTTTAACTACGTCTTCAAACTTATGTTTTGCAAGTTGACCACTACCAAGAAGCCTGCCTTGATGAAGATCAATTCCTTGAATTGCCTCAACCAAATCATCTTCAGTAGTGCTTAATAGAAGAAATATATCTTCTATTGGACCTATTCTTTTATTAACAGCATCAACATCAAAAGGTAAAACTTTTGCAGCGCTACCACCATGCCTAAATTTAAATTTTGCTTGAGTGTCAAAAAAAGGCTGTAATTTTGTTTTATCACCAACCACTCTAAGCTCTTCAGCCAAAGCATCCATGAACGGCTGAATTTGTTCTTCTTTGCTTTTCGCAAATGCTAATCCAGCTAAAGATGCGCCAGCACCTTTTGCGCGTACTTTTCCTTTAGAGCCCGGAGCAGCATCTATTGCTTGAAAAGATGTATCAAACCCTTCACGCAATGGTGCTTTTTTGGTTAATCTTATAAATGGTTTTTTGGTTTCTTTAATATTTTTTTCAATACTATCTCTTTTTGCTTTAGTAATTTCAAAAGTTCTAGTGGATTGAGACAACCATCTTAACTCTTCATCAATAGCAACTCCCGCATCATCATGCATTTTTATAATGTCAGCAAAACTTATCATTACTTTTTCGTAATTCCTTCCCCGTTTTATCTGACTACTAGTTGGTTTTACACTTTCTGTAACATTTTGAGCAATAGTAGATGCCGTATTACTTCCTGAATCAACTACATTTGTTATGCTAGGAATTATTGAAGCTGCGGAAACTGCTGGGATTATTGGTTTTCTTGGCCTTCCCCTTCCCTTTTTACCTGTTGTTGTGGAAGCGTCTGAAGCAGGAGTAACTACAGGTTTAGCAGCTTTGGCATCAGCAGCAGCTTGATCTCTAGCGGCTTTGGCATCAGCAGCAGCTTGATCTCTAGCAGCTTTGGCATCAGCAGCAGCTTGGGCTTTAGCAGCTTTGGCATCAGCAGCAGCTTGGGCTTTAGCAGCTTTGGCATCAGCAGCAGTTGGAGCAGGCGCAGCAGCTGGAGCAGGCTTGGACTCTGGCTTAGCAGCTGGAGCAGGCTTAGCAGCTGGAGCAGGCTTGGACTCTGGCTTAGCAGCTGGGGCAACTGGAGTAGTTGTTTCGGGAGCAAGATCACCTTCCGCTTTTGCCCCAGATGGTCGCATACCTGATGGCCCAGTGGTTGGCGCTTTTTTACCACCGCCCCCCTTGCCACCTAATCCATAATTAGGACCAACCCAATAATTTGGTCCTTCAAAAATGTTTGGCCCTTTAAAAAGATGAGCTATGCCTTTAGACAAACCTTCCCTGACAGCATCAACTATGCCCTTTTGTGCAGAAACAGCACTCTCAGCAATACTTTCAGCCCCCCTGGTTAAAGGTTCAGTTGCGGAAAATAACAAACTGGCTGTTGTTGCAGTTATTGGTGTTGTAGCAGATATTTTAGAAATAGTTTTACTTGTAACAGGAGCAGCTCTGAAAGAAGAATCGGCTTCCAGCAATTCTCTAGCCGCTAGGGATATCCCGCTATAATCTGGTTTTGATCTTAAAGCTCTGTCAAATTTTCTTTTTCTTATTAAAAATCCATCCATGTATTGAATTACAGGATTAGTGCCTCTTAATAATTTTGGATTCATTAATAATTCTTGAAAAGTTATAAAGCTACTTGTTGTCAAAGAAAATATTTTATTAAGTTTTAAAAATCCTGTTGACAATGTTCCAATTAAAATTTTAAATGTGCTCATAAGCATTTTCATTGGACCAATTCCGGCAAGAATTAAAGCCCCAATAGCAAAGAATTTACCAAATTTTTCAGAATTCTTAGACAACCACAATTGCAATTTTTGCAAAGCTGGAAGCAGACCTTCTAAAATGCTACTTATTATTGGAACAATTGTCCGACCCATTCCCATGAGTGACTCTTTAGCTCTTCTATATGTCACTTCCGATGTCTTGCCAGCAACTTCCAACTCAAATTCTAGTTGAGCTTCGGCAAGTTTTTTTGTGTCAAAAGCTTGAGCCAACAGAACCTTTGCAACTTCACTTGAGGTTCTTGAAAGGAAGTCTCTACCAGATGGCCCACCCTTTCTGCCGCTTTCAATTTCAAGAAGTTCTTGAGCGGCAATTTGACCTTTTTGTATAGCGTTAGCTCTTTTAATTTCAGCCTCAGTTCCTCTTAAGGAAGCAAGACGAGTTAGTTCTGAAAGTGAAGCGATGTTCTTCAACGAAACTTGTTGATTTCTTAAACCAGCATTAATTAATTCGGTATTAACACTTGTTTCCAAAGTAGAAGTTATTAAATTTTCCCAAGAAGTAGTATCTACTTTTACTCCTTGACTTAGAGCTTCCAATTCTTTAACACTAGTTATACCTGCTTTAGATGTTGAAACTATTGCATCTTGGAATTGGGCAAGTTGACGAAGTGAAGTTTCCATTCTTGGGCCCTGACGAACACCAAACAAGCGGCTAAACAATTCCAAAACACCTTGCTCACCTTTTTTGTCTTTCAACAAATTAAAACCGTCAACAAGTTGTTGAATTGCTTTCATACCAACACCAGCTGAAAGCTGGAATCCTGGACCCAATTCTTTATTTAATCCAGCAACTATTTCTGTATTTTGTTTGGTCATGGCAACCATTCTTTGCAAAGAAACTTTTACCGAGTTAGCAGAAGCACCGACTTGAAAACCAGCAGCAACCATTGGAACAAGCATTGCTGCAGCCTCAGTCATTGACAAACCAAAACTTGTAGCTGCTGCAGTTATTTCAGGAAAAGCCTGAGCTATGTTTTTCAAAGACAAAGTAGTTTGGTTTTCAATTAAGTTAAACATTGCTATCTGCCCTCTCAGCTGACCTAAAATTTCTTCAGACACAGCCTCGTTGGACATATCAACACTCTTTTTAAGATCTCTTCTTATTCTCAAAATAGTTTGATACATTGTTTTAACAAACTCAGAAGAATCACCAATATCAAGGTTGCCAAGTTTTTCAACTTCAGCAGTAAACATAACAAGATTAGATAAACCTGACTTAGAAACGATACCTAATTCTGCAAAATCACCAGCAAGAGACTGAACGAGAACTCTTGATATACCCCACTTTGCAGTAATTTTGTCTAACTCAATACCTATCTCAGCAACATAAGCACGATTTTTCTTTAAAGATTCCGACATTCCTGAAAGGCTGCTGTCTGCAGAAGCAAAGTTGTTTCCTAACAGCTTTGTCAAACGTACAGTTTCAGTTTCTAATCTTGCAAAATTAAAAAATGCTGTTCTAAAACCAGCAATAATCGGGAAAGTAAAATTTCTTGAAAAGTTATAAGCAGCCAATTGTGAACGAGCACCAGATTGTTGCATTCGTGTTGCAAAATGTTCAATCCTAACATCACGAAGAGCCCTATCAAGAGATTTGACATTTGAAGTCATTGCTGACAGATGGGAAGTTGTTTGTTGCAAACCAAAACGAGCTGCAGCCGGATTAGCAAATCCAGAAGATGCAGCTGATAATCTTGAATACGAAGCGGCTAATTGATCAGCGTCAGTTTTAGCCTGACGCATTACTTTATTTGATAGCTCCTGGGTGTTTATTAATTTACTTAATTCTGCTTTAAATTTACCAGCACTGGAGACATTTAACCCCATGCTTCTATTTAAAGTAGAAGATAGATCTATATTTCTTGTTGCTGATTGAGACAGCTTTGCTAGTTGAGCCGAAAGGCTATTTAATGCAGGGGTTAGTTGTGCCACCCCTTGGGCGAGGTTGTTATCAATTCCAGTAGTAATCTGGACATCGTTAGAGCTGTTACCAGGAACATCAGACATAGTTTGTACTATTAATTATCGCACAAGAGGTTGAATTAAGCAATGTTTTATTGCTTATCGGCATATAGTTCCGGAAAAGCTTGTCGCTTATCTTCATCAGTTGCCAAGCCCATACCAAAACCAGAAATACCTTTAGATTTCATCTCCATTGCCGTTACTGGCTTCTTGGCTTCAACAGGTGCAGGATCATACCAGTCATCATCAAAGTCAACTTCTCCACCTTGAGCTGCTGCTGCAACTTTTAGTGCAGTAGATGTTTCATTGGCGCAAGCGCGATATAATAAAAATAATTCGTTTAAAGTTAACGAAGATTCTAATTCTTCAAAATTAACCCATGCACCTGATTTTATAAAAATTTCTGATTCGTACTTGAGGAGTGGTATATCTTGCCAAGGCAAGGGCTCACTTGGGGAAGAACCATCCTCGCTTAGAAGGAAGGGTCTGAACCCATTGCGGCTGCCATAAGCTCACCGAATGATCTCAAATCTAAAACATCTTCAAGTCTGTTTTTATCTTTTGACAACTCAGGGTCAACTGCTGCCAATGCGATTCCTGCTGCTTCAACCATGATGTCAATATCTTCATCCGAAAGATTATCTTCACCTTTCAAGTTTTTAACTGCTTTCATAAACCCACGAAGATGTCTAATCGTCAATGGCTTAATAGTGCGAGTTACTCCATCAGCAAATACAATAGCTGTTCCTGCAGTAATATCTTTATTCTTATCACTCAACTTAATCACCTGTTCCTTTTGTTTGGGAAGGAAGCAAAAAGCCCCTTCACAATAAGTTTATCACATATTGTGTCGGGACTTCAAGCTTTACAAACTATATTTGATTTTATTTAAATATTAGTCTTGGTCAACGATCTTGCCGTACTCATAACCACTGTCTGCAATGGTTGGAAGAATGCGGAAACCTACCGTAAACATCGTTGCCTCTGCACGCTTCATTGAAATCATTGATGATTCCATTGAAACAGCACGTTTTGCGTAGAATTTACGAGTCTTGATCGCTACAGCACTTGAACCTGGTGCTGCACCAGTTACAACAACACCCTTCTCATTTGGGTACACTGATTGTGTTCCAAAATTGAAAGTCTTGGTGTTTGCTCCATCTTGAGCGGTTGCGATGTCACCATCGTCATAGTTCCAAGCTGTTGTCAAGTTAGTCAAAGTTCCTTCTGCAAGGGTTGTCTTCAACATAACCTTAACTTTTGATTGAATCAACTTAGCTGCATCGCCAAATTGATCTACCTCAATATCAACGATATCTGGTTCCCACGAAATTTCAACACCGTTTGATGTTGCACCGACATCTGCAAAGTTGTTCATAGTTGCGATGCTAGTTGCGTTTGCGTTAGTGCCAAGTTGAATTGTTGCTTCACCAACGACAATGTTTGCTACTGTTACTGCCATTTTAAATCCTCCTGATTTAATCTAATCGGAATATCTTCCGACCTTTTTTATCGCGCCATTGCGCGATCTTCTTTGAATCTTCAATACCGATTTCGTTTTCACGCTTACCGATACCTAAACCCTTCATCCATTCAAAATCGTATACCTTGCCCGAGATCTTAACCACGAAGCCAGGTTCTTTTCCAATGTATGTAATTGTAGTGTATACCATATTTTATTATAACACAATCCTTTAAGCGCCTAAGCGCAATATAGATTATACCACATTAATAATCAACGTTCTTTATTTTAAAATCAAGGTTCATTCTGTACCAGCCTTCTTTTTCTATTGGGGCTGCCAAACTTGAACCAACCATATAGGAAGACAAAGGCCTGACTTGGGATGGGGATATTCCTCCGCTTTGGGCAACTTGATCTCCTATAGATAATAAATTAATTATTCTTTCAGCTAGAGCAAAAAGCCGAGAAGCATCTGTGTCAAAAATAGAATATCTTATATAATCACACCTAACCCAGTATTGCTCAACATCAGGAACCCGCGGCTGATATAAATATGTAACAAAAGGTGCAGGCTCGTTATTGGTAGCCACTACCGGGAAAAAACTCATAGTTTTCCCAGCTAAAGAAATTAATGTTGCATCACTAATTAGTCTTGCATTAACATCATAAACACTAATTCCCATTGCTTCCCCCAATCAATCTATTAAGAGATTCTCTAAACGCCTGTTTAAAAAAATCTTTAGCATCTTCATTAATTTCGTCAGTGTAGCCAATATGATTTGCTGTTATTACAAAAGTGTCTCCATCGGTTTCCACGTTTACTACAGCGTATTCGGGGTTTACTTCCTGCAATTTTAGTGCAGTTGCCTCGGCTGCCTCAGCCATTGCGGTTTGTTGGTCAAGATTTATCTTATTTAGCCTATCAATTACATTTTGTAAATTATCAGTTATGCGAATCTCTATCATTGCGGTTCCACCACTCTTTTTAGCATGATCAATGTGTGATGTTTTTTACCAGAAAAACCAAATTTAGGCTGTATGCCTATAATTTCATAAGTGTCAGAATTAATAGCATTACCATACCTATCTTTCACTTCACCGATTCTGTTTGCAAAAATCATATATTGATCATATTTCAAAGGTACAATTGCTTCATAGTAAGATATGTTTTCGTTATACGGAGCAATTCTTTTCTCTCCTCCAGTTGAAGAAAGAGTAGGTGTTTGAAATTGAAAATGAATTATTCCAGCATTAGTAAAAGTTGGGTATTTTTGCCCAGCAGCATTAGTCGTAATGCTTTTAGTGAAAACAACACCGTTATGAGTAAAACGAAAATATGTACCATAGGACATAATTAAACCACATAATCCATAATAAAAATTGTGTAGTCCATAAGTAAAATGTCGGCATCAATATTACCAGTTGATTCATAAAATGAATCCTTTGTCTCATACTTAATAATGTCCATATCCACACTCTTCATCCCATGTCTTCTATATTCAGAGTCCCCAGTCATCATGTCGGCTAAAAGTAAACTTGCTGCCTGTTCAATATTATTGGGAACAAATTGCCAACCAAAATCACCTTGAACCTTATAATCATCTGATGAATTAAATCTATTACTAACAATTATTGATTGAACACTATCTAAAAAAGAATTTCTAAATTGAATCCAATTACCGGACTGAAAGTTAAATGGCTCTCTTGATTTTTCAATATTATTAACCGAAGAGTTTGTTGAATCATGCAATAAAGTTTCATCATCATCACCAACATTCATTGTTACTGAAATAAGATTGACTATTGGTAAAGGGAGAGGCAAGGTGCTTTTATTATTGCCATTTAAAATAAAATATTTATTTGGATAAAATTCAAAAGATTGTCCACAAAATGTATTAATTATATTACGAACTTTTTTTTCATAAGAATCAAATTTATCATAAAAATCATTTTCCAATTCAGGATATTCTTCAAAAAATAAATTAATATCACAATATGGTGTATAGACATTTATATACTGTGATTGAGTGTATGATGTGCCACTTATAGTGTAAGTAAAATCAACTCTATGCCTACCGGCTGAATTAAGGACATAAATACCAGAAGCTTGTTGACCATATGTAATTGTATAAACACCAGCAGATGTCCTTGTAGCATTTGTTGGACCGCTAACCAAAGAGCCAAATTCGTGGTAAAGACTTGTTGAAACAATATTTGATGTAGGATCGCTTGGTAATGTTAAAGTAAGCGTTTTGCTTGTGTTAATTTTTACATCATCCATGATATATTAATTATAACAGAAAACGCTTTCTAGGCCTTAGAAGGTTTGCATAGCCAAAGTTACTTCAAGATCGCTAACTTGGGCATCTAAATCAGATACACCCACCCCAGTACTGATATCAAAAGAAACAATAGCGTTGCTAGAATCCTTATAAAACAAAAGTTGATCAGCGTAATTAATAGCAATTTCACCATGCTCTAATGATGCCGGAACATTTGCCACTGTTCCTGAATTTTTTATTTTAATAACATTTGACATATTTCCTCTTAATTAAAAAGTACCACCGTCTACAGTAACATTGTCCAAGTTTGTTCCGCTTAATACAGTTGTGCCGTTTATTTTAAATACTTTCCCGCTAAGCAAATTGAAATGTTCTGATGAAGTCCATGCGTCAGTTGCATCAACCCAGTTAAGAGTTTTATCACTTGCGCCTTTAATAGTAAAACCAGCACCATCTGCTGTTGTGTCTGTTGGAGTTGCAACATTTGCTAAAACAATATTTTTATCTTCAACGACCAAAGTTGCTGTGTTAAGAGTTGTTGTATTACCTTGTACGGTCAAATCACCGGTTACAGTAAGATTGTTTGAAATGGTAACATTAGCTGGGAGACTAAGTGTTACTGCCCCAACACCAGAGTTTGATACTGCAATTTCATTTGCTGTTCCTGTCAAACCAGTTACGAGGGTTGTTGCTCTATCACTAATTTGTGATGAGGTGATTGAAATAGATGTATTTGAAGCAGCCGTTAAACGACCTTGTGCGTCAACCGTAAATGTTCCAACAGAGCTTGCTGATCCATATGATGCAGCAGTGACTGCTGTATTATCAAGATTAATTGTAACAGTATCTGTAGCACCAGCAGATGATGTCAGTCCCGTACCGCCAGCAATTGTGAGAGTATCAGTACCACTGGAAATAGTAACTGTGCCGCTATCGCCAGCTGCTGTAAATGATGTTGCTACATTGCTAATTGCATTATCAACATAAAGTTTAGTTGCCGCGTGTGCGTTAGCCGATGGTGTCGCAACAGAAACAACTCCAGAAAATGTTTTATCCCCTGTAACGGTTTGATTTGTTCCAAGAGTAAGGTAAGCACCGTAACCAGCAATGGCAATAATAGAAGTTGCTGATCCTCCAGCACCACCAGTTCCTGTTCCATAATAAAGAATATTATCGGCTTCGTTAAAAGCTAATTCTGCATTCTCTAAACTTGTTGGTGCGCCAGCTGCTCCAGCCGATGACCTTCTTTTAATCCTTAATGTATTTGCCATTAATAATTTCCTCCATCCATAAGCAGATTTGCTGCACTATGAACATGGTCGGCTCTAGCCGCCACATTGCTTGACCCAGCACTAGCAGTTCTTGCGACATCCGCTGGGGCTGTATTACTTAAACTTAAACTTGCTAAATTAATTGTACCACTACTTTGACTTAAAACAGTAGTGCTAACTACTTGAGAAACATTAGAAATGTTATTTGCATAAACTTGAACCGTGGTTAAATCAGCCATTACCTTGTCACCTCGGCTGTTACAGCAACATTACCTGTTAAAAGAGTTGTAACAGTAGCCCCATTAGTTTCCTGAAAATCATAAACATAAGTACCAGAAGCTATGTTGGAAGTAGTATTCGCCGCAAGACTAAATACAACAACCCCATTTGCACCGTCTGTTATTTCAGTAACGAATGTTGCTGTAATTACATCAGAAGACCTTTTCTTTCTAATTTGACCAGCGTAAGACCTTGTTGAAATATTGATAACAGCATTTGAGCTATTTTTCAAAGACAATTGGTGAACATATGTGTCGCCTTGATAAATTTCAATATTTCGTTCTGCAGCCATATTTTCTCCTATGTAATTTTATATCAAATTACTTAAGAGAGCAAAGCCGCCCATGTATCTTTATCAACAACTCCAGTAACTGGAAGTTTATTTTTTTCCTGAAACTTCTTAACCATACCCTCAGTTACTTTACCAAAATCACCGTCAGCACCAGCCGGAAATCCCTTTTGAGTTAATAATTTTTGTAATTTCTTAACAGCAATTCCTTTGTTCGGATTGGATATTATCGGCAACGAAGCTGGGTCAACTGAGTCAGCGCTTGGTGCTGTTTCTTTAATAACTTCTTGTTTAACTTCAGCTGCAGCTTTTTGTTCTGCTGGTGTGCCAAACATACCTGCTGGTTTTGGATTAAGAACAAGCCAATCTTTAACAGCTTGAGGAACTGCATCACCCTCTGTATAGCGAATATGCCATGGTTCGCTCGGAACCACTTCCCATGAAAATCCAAATTTCAAAACATTAGCAATAAGCCATTTCAGACGCTTTGGGTCTGAAGCCGTATGAATATCTACAGCCAACCCTAAATTATGTTGACTCTTACCCGGCGTGGCAAGCATAGCCATGCCTTTTTTAAGATACCAAGTTTTGCCTTCAAATGTTTTTGTGCTCTGACCAGCGATTGGTTCTAGTTGATATCTTTGCAAAAAACCAGCTTTTTGAGAATCATAACTTCTATAAGTATCTCCCGCACTAGTCGGTTTTAATTCAATACCATCTTTTTTAGCAGCATCCACCATCGCATTCCATGCATCAGCAGCAAGGTAATGTAACTTACCTCCCTGCGGGATATCACGGAGTAGCGATGGGTGGAGTTTGCCAGGTTCTACATTTTTTAAACTAATTGGTAATTTAACCGGAACAATGATGTCCCATTCAACTTTTTTATTCATGTAGACTCCTTACTAAATATTACTTACTGCGACCAAAGGCTGGATCGTTTGGATTCAACCAACGCAAGATAACAGGTACGACAGCGGCAAGTGCTGCTGCTGCAATATCCTTTGGGTTTGTGTTTCCCGTCATGTATACTGCAAGACCTGCTGAAACACAGGACCGCGCATAAGACGCTAACATCTTCTTATTCTGCTCACTTAACAAACTAGACATGGATCACCCTCCTGGCACCCATTGGTGCCGATTACCAGTATACAACAACAGCCATTAAAGGTAAATCAATCAATATCGTTTTTAAATATTTGATGTACATAGTGGATTACACAAGCCCCTATGGTAGAAAATAAAGCAATCTTTTGAGTTACCCCAGAAAGTGTGTAATATACAACAACACTACCTGCAATTGTAAA